CAAAATTACAGCGAAGCCTTAACGCGTGCAGTAGCGGAACTCAAATAAATGACCATTGCAAAAATCAGAGCTGCATTAGAAACGCGGCTCGGAACAGTCACGCCCGCGATTCCCGTAGCCTACGAAAACACCGCCTATTCACCAGTTGCCGGGGTCATGTACCAGCGGGCTAACTTGCTACCAAACACGCCGGACGACGGGCAAATTGGCAGTAGCGTCTACATGGAAAAAGGAATATTTCAAGTGACCGTATGCGCCCCAATGAACAACGGCCCAGCAGCAGCAGAAGCCCGCGCCCAGCTTGTCAAAGACGCTTTTAAAAGAGGTACTTCAGTGGTCAATGGTGGCGTGACAGTTATCATCATGAACGCCCCAAGCGTATCAAGCGCCATGATTGACGGCGATAGATTTTGTATTCCCGTGTCGATGCGCTATCAGGCGCAGATAGTCACCTAACCCGGCCCGCTCCGGCCAAGTAAACCGCCCATAAAGGCGGTTTTTTTATGCCCGTCAAACGGCAAGTCCAGCCCCTAGCGGGCTTTTTTTATTTCTAAAACTGAAAGGTCAACATCATGTCACTCGCACAAGGCGTTTTTAAAAGGACGGCGATCAGCCGCCAAGTAACCAAAGGCACGCTCGCACTCGCAGGTGGCGGACAAATCGTTCGCCGAGAACAGTCTACTTTTGAGCTTTCAAAAGAGACTTACACCACCGAGTCAGAGATCACCAGCACTCAGCAGGTGACAAGTTCGCGCCATGGTGTGAAACTCGTCAACGGCAAGATAACGGGCATCTTGTCGCCACTGACATACAGTGACCCGTTATCCGCTGTGATGCGCCGGGACTTCGCAACCGTAGCCGCCATTACGGGCGCATCAATCACGATTGCAGGTGCCGGCCCGACCTACACTGTCACCCGTGCGGCAGGCTCATTTTTGACGGACGGCGTAAAGATCGGTATGGGTGTTCGCCTGACCGCTGGCGCTTTTAACGTAGCAAACCTGAATAAAACCCTGTTGGTTATCGGCGTAACTGCTACGGTACTTACGGTGATGACTGTCAACGGTTCAACATTGTTTGCTGAAGGCCCGATTACAGCCGCGACTGTGTCTGTACCGGGCAAGGTGACATTTGTCCCTACAACGGGACACACTAACGTGTACCACACTGTCGAAGAGTTCTATCCTGATGTGCCATTCAGTGAGCGCAATCTGGATTGCAAGTTCACCCAGGCCAGCTTGAGCCTGCCCGGTACTGGTAACGCAAAGATTGACTTCACGGCCAACGGCCTCAACCAGACGAACGCGACTACTGCCTATTTCACCGCTCCAACAGCTGAAACCACGACGCAATCACTGGTTGCAGCATCAGGCTTGCTGCTCGTTGGTGGTGTCGCACAGGCCATCGTTACCGACTTGTCTATCAATATCGACGGTAAGGGCAACCCAGCCGATGGCGTGGTAGGCACTGACATTCGTCCGGACATTTTTGTTGGTAAGGTCATGGTCAGCGGTTCATTCACCGCCTACTTTGACAGCGGCGTGATTCCGGCCTTGTTCACTGGCGAAGTGTCCACGTCTGTCGTGTCGGCACTAACAGCAGGCAGCGCGGCGAATGCCGACTTTATGACCTTCACCATGAGCGATGTTCGCATTAACAGCAACACGCCGGATGACAACGAGACTGGATTGAAGCGCACTTTCAACTATGTTGCAGTGCTAAATGCGGCAGGTGGCGCGGCATTGGCTACGCAACTCACAACGCTGCAAATTCAGGACAGCGCAGCTTAATTTTCCCGGCCACACGGCCACACCCAGCACCGACACAGCTCTATTCGTTTTTCCTTTGCGGGGAATTCGGTAGAGCTGTGCACGGGCATTTTTAACCCCGCAATAGAAAGCACTTTATGACCTTTGATATTGAATCTTTTAATAGCGTTGCAGCCTGCGAAATTGGGCAGGAGCTTGAGCTTTTGCAGCCTGATGGATTAACTCCAGTCGGCATTTTTGTTACGGTTCTTGGCGCGCAAGCAAACCAAGTTGTTCAGCAACAAAACGCGCAGACAAAAAAAGTCATTAGCGCTATGAAGATGGCCGAAAAGCAGAACAAAGAAACAGAGCTTACCGAGAGATTGATTGACTCACGCGCAACGTCTGAAATCCTCAGTTGTGTTGGCCGTGTTACTGGCTGGCGCAATGTCACCCAGCCATTTTCTGTTGACTTGATGAAATCCGCGCTCGCAAGAAACCCGCATTGGATAAAACAAATTAACGAGTTTTCCGAATCTATTGGAAATTTTACCAAGGCGTAGTCGCTGAACTTTGCGCGTTTGCCGAACACGAGTTTCGTTTAGGCAAACGCGACAAGCACGGTGTATCACTACGCGAAACATTGCAAGTCGTTTCAAAGATGAAAGGCTTTATGCTAGCGGAGGGCGTGAATCCTATCGAATTCCCGGAGTGTATTGCCTACCTCTGGAGCTGGTTTATGCAGCTCAATGCGAAGCGGCCTCAAGGCATGGGTGGAGCTATGCCACTTCCTGAGTCTGAGATTGGTTGGTTTTTTCGCAATCGTGGCATTCAGCCTTCCGTCTGGGAAATCGACGCAATCGTACGACTTGACCTGATAGCTCTTGAGTCATTCTCGAAAGAAAAATAAATGAGTATTGACATTACCACAATCGGTATCGGCTTTGATACAAGCGGCCTAAATAAAGGCACAGCCGCGCTTAAAGAAAATGAGCGTCAGGCAGTGCGGACGGCTGACGCGGCTGATGGTGTCAGTAGTTCCGCAACAAAGGTGAGTAACGCATTTTCTGGATTGAAGGGCATCCTTGCCACGCTGGGCTTGGGCGTAGTAGCAAAGCAGTTCATTGATGCCGCCGACGCAATGACGCTCATTGACGCAAGGCTAAAACTTGCCACGGGTAGCCTGCAAGAATTTGCATCAGCACAAAGCGAGGTCTACAAAATTGCGCAGGCCAACAACGTTGGATTAAAAGAAACCGCGCAGCTTTACACAAAACTGTCAGACCCTATCAAGCAGCTTGGCGGCACAGCGCGAGAGGTCGGCGCAATAGTTGATTCATTCGCTACCAGCCTGCGAGTAGGTGGCGCAAGCACTCAAGAGGCTGCATCTGCCACGCTTCAGTTTGCCCAAGCTATTGCTAGCGGCAAATTGTCTGGTGACGAATTCCGCTCTATCTCGGAGGCTTCGCCACGTTTCATGAAGGCGCTTGCTGAAGGTATCGGCGTTCCTACGGGAGCGCTCAAAGAAATGAGTTCAGAGGGTAAGCTGACCGCTGACGTTGTGGGCAATGCGCTTATCAAGTCAATGGCTCAGTTGAAGAGCGAAGCGCAAAGTATCCCTGACACAGTGGGCGGCGCGTTCACCCGGATGAAGAATGACACTCTTGTAGCCGTCAATGAACTCAACAAATCATCCGGGTTGACGCTGGGAATAGCCGAGTTGATCGAAAGTGTTCGGACGGCTGTGCCTTTCGTCAAGAACGAACTGAGCGGCGCTTTCGAGACTGTCGGTAGTTTCATAAAGCAAAACAAAGACGAAATCAGCGCCACGTTTGACAGCGTTATGGGGTTGACCAGAGAAGTCTACGAAGTAGCAAAAGCATTTGGCGCTGTAGTGTTTGGCGTAACCGCTCTAGCCGTAGAGACTGGCGCCGTCAGAACAGCGTTTGAGGGGGTTCGCTTGGTGGTCGCGGGCGTTGGTGACGGCGTGACGTTTATAGGCGGCGCGTTTGCCACAGTAGGCAGCATCATTTTGCAGGTGGTACTTAAACCACTTGCAAAGGTCATGGAGGGCATTGCCACATTTCAACAGGTCATCGGCAATGCCGACATGGCCGCGAGCCTCAATAAATCTGCTGAAGGCATAAAAAACTTTGCACAGGCAGGCGCTAAATACGGCGATCAAATCGTGTCTGACTTCCAGCGCGGAAACAGCGCTGTTGGCAATCTAAACGCAGAGCTGGCCAAGTCGAAACAGGCCACCGATGCACTACGAGGCAGCGCGGGTACTAACGAAATGTCCAACGAAATGCGCCGGCTTGGCGTCCGCACGGGGGAGGTGTCTGCCGGATTTACGCTTTTAAGGAATCCATTAAAAGGCCTTGGGGCGGATGCAAAAAAAACGGCTGACGAATTTAGCAAGCTACGCGACAAAATCAACGGTAAAGAAAGCGGAATTGATGCTGATTTTTACAAAAGCGTGCAGCTGATCAAAGAAGAATTCCAAGCGGGCGGGATTAAGATTGCGGAATACACCGAGTTGCTTCAAAAATACATCGCGCAGCAAAAGTTTTCAGTAGACGCGGCCAAGGAAACCGACGAAGCCCAAAAAGCCCTAAATAAAACGCTTGAAGAGTTTGTCGAGGCCAATAAAAAAGGCGTGGCCGAATCAATAGCCGCAGCGGTCGAAGCTGAGAAAAAGCTAGCCACCTACGGTATGCTCGAAAGCCAAGTCCAGGCCCTGACGCTTGCACACCTTACAGAATCCCGTGAGCTTGCGACACTGGCTGGCGAAGATGTTGCGAACATCGAAAAGCGTATCGACGCACAAAAACGCCTGATTGCTGCTACAGCCGGGTTTGAGTCCCGCGAGGTTGCTGAAAAGCAGTTCAAGGAGCTTGCAAACGAGGGCAAACAATTCGCCGACGACCTTAATCGCGGCCTAACTGACAGCCTCTACCGTGCCTTTGAATCAGGCAAGGGCTTTTTCTCAACGCTCTGGAACGGCATTAAAAACCTGTTTAAAACCACCTCTCTCAAACTGATCGTCAATGCCGTCGTGGGCGGTGTCACGGGCGGCGCTGGTGGCTTGGCAAGCGCTGCAACAGATGCGCTTGACGGTGGTGGTGGTGGCGGCATTAGCGGCATAGGCAACATCGCCGGCAGCTTAGGCAGCGTTGGCACGGTTGCTGGTCAAGTCATTGCAGGCGGAATGTCAATTGCCAACGCATTCGGCACGGTTGCGGCTAACATCACGGGCACTGGCCTAAGTGGTTTGCTGGCAACCAATGGCGCTTTTGGCACTGCCGCCGCTGCTGGCGGCGCTGGCATTGGCTCATCCATCACCGCGGGCTTGGCGGCGATCGGCCCGGTTGGCTGGGCGGCAATTGCGGCTGGATCATTGCTTGCACTCACAAGTGGCCGCGGCGAAACCCGCAACGGCGGTCAATACGACTACCGCCCCGAACTTGGCACACGCTTGATAGCCGCACCCAGCGGCGGTGACGGTGGCGGTGTGGCTAATCGCTCAGCTATCGAGGCATCAGCGGGCCTGATTAATAGCACGCTCAAAGCACTGGGCAGCGCATCCACCGTCAGCTACTTGAACTCTGGCTTGGAGTCGAGCAAAAACGGCAAGGGCTTTAGCTACGCGGGCGGCGAACTGTCAACCGGGGAACGCTTTGGACAGGGCTTTGGCACAGGCTACATGACTAACCGGGGCAGCAAGTCCGCTGAGCAAGCCTCTACCGAATATGAAACCGAGATATTTCAGGCCACGATTGCGGGCATCAAAGACATACCAAAAAGCATAGCAGCCAAGCTAGCTTTAATAGATGTTGAATCGCTAACGACTGAAACCGCCAAGACCACAATTGCACAAATCACAAAAGAGATTGCAGAGATTGACGGCTTGCGTACCGCTTTGGCCGCGCTGCCATTCGCCAATTTAAAAGCCCTGTCGTTTGATGCCGCTGCTGGCCTGGCTGCTGCTGCTGGCGGTATGGACAAATTGCAGTCCAACCTTGCGACGTACTACCAAAACTTTACGAGCGAGGAAGAGCAGCGCCTAGCGGTCATCAAGCAAATTAACGAGGCCACGGCAGGCTCTGGCCTAGACGCTGCCAAAGCAACCCACAAAAGCTTCCGGGCGTTGGTGGATGGGCAAGACTTAAATACCGAATCAGGCCAAAAGACTTACGCAGCGCTTTTATCAGTGTCTGGTGCTATGGCTGGCATAT